TACACGACGCTCTTCCGATCTTCCTTATCCACAAACATCTTACCGATTCCGACTATGCCCCCGACTGCCCCCGCGGATAAAAGCATTGTTATGAATAGTCTTAACTCCGGCTCATTTCCTTTTCCGGTGATCAACCAATCAGCAATTGTCATTAGAATGTAGAGAAGAATGCAGAAAATGCAGATAACCGCATATAGTATCGCCCAGTATAGCAGTGGTGTGTTCAGTTTCCGAAAGTAGCTTTTTGCTTTTCTCCAGAGTGATTTTAATTTTTTTAGCATATCACACCGCCCTTCCGATTAATGCGATAACTACAGAAATAATTGTTGAAATCAGGCCAGCTACTTTATAGATGTTGTCAATTCTATTATGAGCTGATGCCGCGGTTTGTTCAGAGCGTGCCTGTGCAATTTGCAATGCGGTAATTTCAGGGAGCATTCTAACGAGCATGTCAAGTTTCTCTTCCATTTTTGCCATGCGTTCCACAAATTGCATTGTTATTTTTTCGCCTTCATTTCTTTCCATCGTGCACCACCTCATTTGATACGTTTCCAAAAATGTACAACTAAGTACGGCTGCATGTTGTTATGCGCTTGATTTCCACCAGTTTCATCTGTCATGACAGGATGTCCTGTTGTATTCCAATTACTACTTATATCAACCGAATAACCAGCGGTATCTCCAGTTCCCGGATTCGGTCGTGAAACCATAGAACCAAATTTATTATCCCAATCATCATTGCCTTTTCCATTAATATTTTCGGCGTGCGCATGTTTCGGCAGTTCATTTACTGTTAATTTATGCTTGTATTCTCCGCCAGTATTTCCTGCGGTAAATGATACGGATTCATTGTTCGCGTCTGTTCCGGTTCCGGCGCCGATCAAGCCTCTCCCGCTCGCAATTTCTTCCCATTGTGCTAAGCCGTCTGCTTCACCGGGTTTTAATGCGTCATCAGTGGCGGTTGTGACTACTATCCCGATCGGATAGAGTGTGTCAATCATCGCTTTAAATCTTTTGTCTACTTTTGTAGACAGTTCCTCTAAATCGGTTTGATTCGCCTTTTTGTCTACTTTTGTCGATACAGCCGTTAAATCCGATTGATTTGCTTTCTTGCCAATTTGATTAGAGACCGTTGTTGCGAAGTTCGGGTCATTACCGAGTGCTGTCGCCAGTTCGTTAAGCGTATCAAGAGTTTCCGGTGCGGCTCCGACAAGTCCAGATACTGTGTTTTGCACAAATTCTGTATTTGCGATTGCTTTAGAATTGTCACCTGTCGGTGCCGTCGGTGCTGCACTCGTGCCGGATACTGCTAATGACTTCGCTTTGACCGTATCAGCATTGACTAAGTTAAGGTCACTCGTACCCGTTACCGCTAATGACTTTGCTTTGAGATTATCGTTATCTACCGACGCACTTTTTTTATACAGATACTCCAGATCGTTTGCAATGTAGTCTAAGATACCGTCGTTGTTTTTCGTGCAGAACGGTGTGTTTTTTCCGAATGCCCCATGCTGTATGATGTTGTCATTTTCATCTCTTATTTCTGGGTGCTGAAATGTTTGCGGTTTCATTCGGATACCTCGGACTTCTTAATTTCAAGTGTAACGGTATCGCCGTAGTTCAGTTCGTCGGTTTCTTCTTGCGACGTTGTCTGTATCGTCAGCATTTCGCCTGTTTCCGGATTATGAAAGCTGAATGTCGTTAAAACTCCGTCATTTTGCGGATAGGACACTTTGCCGTTTACAATGTAGTTTCTTTTCATAGCTTTTTCTCTCCTTTTTAATAATTTGTAACATCTATAAATAAAATACAGGTAGCAGACGTTACTCCTGTTCTATCAAATATGTAACCGGTGCCGTGTGCGTACCCGTGGTCAGGTGTCCAAATCACTTTTAACGAATTGTGTGAATGCCATCGAAGTTTCATAGAACTGAAAGTTACAACCTGTGGGTTGGACATTTGCCACTCATGCATTGTAAACGGGATCGCCGCGACTTTAGCAGCACTAAATGTAGTTTGCGGCATTCCGTCGGGTAGAGTTTGCACTTGCGTCGGATTAACTTCTGTTTTGAGAAATTGCCCGACAACTCTCGCATATCTTGAATTACTATTAAAAACCAGCTCTCCGTCTTTGTTCCACACTAATAATCCAATTCTTTCGGTATTTGTATCTTGCGTATCGGAAAACTTATAAATTGTAATTGCGTTTTCAATAAATCCGAATTCGCCAATTCCGATGTCCCGCTCGTCTGCTCTGTGTAGACGCACATGTAATAAATTTCGGCGGTGACTCGCATGAATATAATAGTCGTCACTGGAACAGAACACCCCTGCAAATTCTCCCGGATTTAAAGGTACATCGAGCCGAATTAAGCGTCCCGGTTCATCTTCAATCGACGGTTTCGTTATACTTACAAGCCTTAGATTTTTATAAGTGTCATCGATAATCAAATTGCCGTGCGCATTGTATATTTCCAGGTATTTAGTAGCTGCCATAATATATCTCCGCATTCGTGTGAGCATGAAACGATCCCATTCTCGTGACCCACGATATAGTTCGTAGACTCGAGTTGTTATCTCCCGATAGGACGATAGATACGACTAACGGCGCATATTCTTCCGGTGTATAGTCCCGTGGGAAAACAAAAACACGGCTTCCCGGTCTCACGGTCACTGTTTTACTGCCTTCCTGGCTTTCAACTCGAAAAGATCCTAATATTCGTGTCAACGAATCGGTAATATCGAGTGTACAGTTTCCATTTTCATCATAGGTTCTAAGTCCAACTTTCATCGAAGCACCCCCAACTCAAGTCTTACTTTGTTATTACTATCGAAACACGTCAGTTTGTTACTTTCGATTTCTAACCTTTCACCGCTTGTTTTCGTTCTTAGCCGTCCGATATTTGCCGTGATCGCTGATAAACTCGTTACTGCTAACTTGTCAGCAGTAACCGCTTTTGCAGCAAGCATTCTTGACACAATTACGTTATTATCAAAAACGGTCTGCCCGGTAACATGTAAATACTTTCCATTTATCGTCGTAGTCGTCGGTGACAGATTAATTTGATTGATAACATCGCCTTTTTGCACCCGTAGATTAATTGCGTCCGTCATTTGAGCGATCGCACTGTAATTCGCTTTTGCAAGCATGAGGTTTCCGAGATTAGAGACTATTGTAGTTACGTCTTGCTTTGCAATAGCGCCGTCGTTGAGCTTTTGCTTAACTAACGCATCTACTTTCGCAAGACTGACCGCCTCATCGTCAATCATGTCCTTACTGATTGAGATTTTGACGACTACACGGCTTTCTCCGGATTTCTCGCCCTCTCCGAACAGGTCATAATAAGCGATGGATACGTCATAAATACCCGCGCCGCAAGTGTGACTGTAGCTGTTGTTTTCGGTCTTGATTATCTTCTCTCCGTCGGTGCCGTTGATGTAGATGTTCATGCCGGCACAGTCTTTCGGAATCGCTTCAGCTGTCAGTCCGAAACCGCCGATTGTACTTGTGAGTACGGGCGGGTTGGGCTTTTTCGGTATCGGCTTGTTATACTGCAGTATTGTAGGTGCGGAGTATTTGCCGATCGCCGATTTTGCGTACAGATACAGTTTCCCGCTCCGTTCTGTCAGCGGCAGTATAGCGGACAAGTTATTCGTTCTGACTAACAATCCCGATGTTTCAGCGCCCGGCGATTGATCAGTTCGGACTTCATAGAAAGCGACGTCGGTATTCGCGACTTCTTTCCAGCTGGCAGTGCACGCCGCACCGAAATCTATTCCGAATCCGTCGGGTGTGTTCGGAATTTCTGTTTTAAGCGCAACAAGAATTTTCAGCTGCGGAGATGTGTCCGGGCTTGTCGTTTCGCCCCATTCATCTTTTGTGCAGACCGCGATCAGGTAGATATCTCCGACGACAGCCTGCGGAATGACGACTTGATCTTTTCCGCTGCCGCCAAACGTCCACTCTCCGTCAAAGCCGAGTTCAGAGCCTTTCGTACCTTCTTTGATAACGAGATCTTTTGCCTGCCCATTGCTTGTCTTATACCATACGTCGCCCTGCAGGTAACTTTGCAGCATGGGCGGTGTCCAATTAACGACGATATCATAGCGAGATACGCCGTCCGCAAGCTGTCTGTACCGGTTATATGCGGTTAAATTCGTAACCGACGGTATGTAGTACGGCGTGAGTGTGTACTCGTAAGCTCTAACTTCGGACAAGTCTTGATTGCCTGCACCGAAGATGTTATATGAACAGAATTTAATGTAGATTTTCTTGCCGATGTCATCTTTCGCAAAATCTAAATGCAGCACCGCATTGTCTAATCGCACGAAGTCGGCGCCTGCACTATGCGCAGCAGGTGTCGTATTGTACTGGCCTCGAATGCATCCGGACAGTTTATAATTCCCGGTGCTCAGCAGCGTTGCTGTTACATATGACAAGCATTCACCGCCAATCCAGCACAACGTGTTTTTGCGTTCCGCGTCTTGTGGCGTACCGCTAAGCAGCTGATCATTGCATGAAACAATAATGTCCGTGCTATCCTTCGTAATGTTATTGATGAGTTTCCCGCACCGAGCAGAGCCTGCAATTTGCCCGACCGTCCGATAGTTCGTGTTGTCGTCAGAGACATACACAGTACAGCCGCCCCAGCCGTCTGCCTTGCCTTTCGCGGCTATCCACAGCTCTAAGCCGTCGGCGGTAAGATCCGCAGGCGGCTGAAAAATAACCGGAACAGTATCCGGCGCGGTTTTGTTGTAATCAATAAATGGACGATCATTAGCATGTATATTGTACTTTGCGGCAGAATAGTCTCCCTGCGCTCTTGAAAGCGCGGTTACAGTTAAGCAGCCGTCTGTTCCCTCGGTTATTCCGCTTACCACTGCTACCTGTTCAAATATCCCTGAATTTTCATCGGTCAAGCGAACTAAATCGCCGACTTCTAATTGACAGAAGCTCCAGTCAAGTTTGAACGTGTACTGCGTTCTTCCGTACTTATTGTTTCTTGCAAGTTGTTCAGCAATTTTAACCGCCCGCTCTTTCTTGTATATGTAGTGAGCATTTGTCACGCTGGCGGCTCTTACACCGTAATTTTTAATATCTTCTGTAAATTCATAGCTGACTGATTCTTTTTCGTAGCCGTTCGCGCGGTTGATAAACTCGACTGGGAACTGGTTATATACTGCAGAACTGTCTTTTCTCTTGTAGATTACAAGCGCACCGCCGGTCTGCGGCAGAAAATCATCCGCCGTAAGATCGTAGACCACCGTTTTATTCGGTGTCCAGTTGCCCACCGGTCTATCAGCCAGCGGTACAATTTTTAGCTTGTCATTGCTCCAAAACACATACGCATTGGTCAATTTTGCGATTTCATTCACGACTTCCCGAGCGGCTTTCGCGTTCTCATCAGGCGGTGAGGAAATTAAAAGGTCGGCCTCTTTACAGTATTTTCGGTAGTTTTCCAACCCGATAATCTGCATGTCCTTTTTACCGATTTTATCAAGTACGTATCGGATGTAGTCTGCCGGATTGACATCAACGCCGTCTCCAGTCTCTAATAGTCTGCCTTTGACTTCAAAGTTATACGATGGCATAGAGCCGGAATCGCCCAAATCAATAACTCCGGCCATGTATGCCAGTCCCGGGTACGGAAGAGCTTTGTCCGGGTGCTTTCCTTGCGTGTACGCCCACGGCTGCTGATTCTCTTTGCCGTCAAACAGCGTCAGTTGAATGTCGTCCGCCGGATAATTGTGTACATTTTTACCGATCCACACTTTTCCGATCCCAGAAATAGGACCCTCACAAAGTCCTAAAATGACCGCTACAGTGTAGGTATATGTAATGCTGACCTGCTTCGACCTGCCGCCTTTCCCCGCTTTGTGCGTTTCGCGGTGTTCGTGAGCAGTAAAATCGTCATAGTAGATCACGTTTCCCGCAGTTCGCACTGTACCGATGATTTCCGGTACAACAGCGCCGTATTCCGCGGTGTTGACAGTAAATTCACTTATCTTATTTGCTCGTGTTGTCGTTGTTCTTCCGCGAAAAAAGCTCATCGTCTCACCTTCTTTTTGTTAAATCGGTATATGCCGCGCAGGCGGCTCCTGCCCTTCGCGTCGAAAAACATTACGTCGGAAAGGTCCGTCATGACTACGCCGCGGTCTATATAAGCGTGAATAACACGTCCTTTTCCGACATAGACTGCACCGTGTGAAATGCACCGTCCGAACTGATACAGCAAGAAATCTCCGGGCTGCATGGTCTCTACTTCGTCACAGTACTTCTGTACATAGCTCAAGAACCATTCTTCGCTGTGGTGCAGATGCCATTCGTTAGAATATGGTTCGATCGAGATACTGTCTTTTTTTAACAGTCCCGCATCTTCTACGCAGCCCATCAGGAGCATGCCGCAGTCTACTCCGCGGCCTTTTACCTTCGCCCCATTGATGTGTGGCGTGCCCAGCCATTCTGCAGCTGCTTTTGCTATCTTTTCCCCGTCTGTCATAAGAGTACCTCTCTTCTCGGTACAAACGGCGCAATCAGCGTCGCGGCGTCCGTTTCTTTGCTGTAGATAACGCCGTCTTCGTTCGTTGTATAACTTCCCTGCGGATAGTACCTGCGGACAGGAAATTCCATGTTGAGCCCCTGCGTTTCGGCTTTCACGGACAGCTCAATCTTGATACCTCCCGCAGATTTGACCTCAACATTTCCGCCGAACAGGTCAATTGCGCCGACAACTGATTGATCGCGGAAGAAGCATCTCCGGAGGTACAATTTAGCTCTATCCAGCGCCCCATTATGAGCTGCCTGCAAAAACGGCAATCCTTCCAGTTTGTCATTGATATCGGCTTGTACTGTAACGGTCATTGTATCGACTACAACGCAATCGTGGATCTTGACTTGCTGCCGTTTAATCAACAATGCATCATGTAAGTACGTATGCCCGTTAAACGCTATGTCTATATCTGTATCAGCATAGTAGTACTTATTACCGTTATCTAAGACAAGCTCGTATAAGTCACAAGAAGTAATCTTCTTTTCTGTCTCAAGATAAGTCTCAAGAGATTTATTCACCGTTTTCATCGGACTACCTCCAGCTTAAATGTTTTAGACTTGTTAATGTTAAGATACTGCCGTTCAATATCTATTCCGTCGTCCGCAAACATAACTTTCCAGTAATACGTGTAATCTGCGGTTATTTTAGCGGTATTTGACGGAGCAGTTTTAAACTTCACCAGCCCATCGATAACGGTATAAGCATTGCTTTCTTGTTTCACTCCGTCAATATATACAGCTACTTTTTCGATATATTCTACCGGCTCTACGTAGTCGCCCATTTTCATGACCGCCTGATAAATTCCATTTGCAATCAGCGGCAGCTGTATCCCTTTTTCCTCATAATCTTCAGGATCAAGCCACAAAAAAGGGATATGCGCGCCTTTCAGTAGCGCTACAAATCCCAGCAGCTTTCTATATTGTTCATCTGTCAAGATCTGAAATTTCGTTTCTATCGTCCAATTCGGCAAGAGTTGTGTCGTGAGTGTACGTACTTTACCGCTTCCCGATTTTTGTACTTTTGTATTCCAATCCATTGATTTTATACTTTCCCAAGCCAATCCGTTAAGATCCTCTGGGAATTTCCTAAGTATCATCAGAACACCCCGCTATTTCCCGCAAAATTCAAATCTTCTTCAAAAAATGCTTTCCGAATTTCGTCTACGGCGCCGTTACGCAAGAAATCAGCAAACGATGCAGCATCAAGAGTATTGATATCCAAATGTACTAATCTGTTTCCGCCTTTCGTGATCGTTGTTGACTCTGTATTCCGGATGTCTGCAGTTTTTACCGCTCCGCCTTTGGCAAAACGCGGCATACGTCCTGAATTGATTGCATTAAGCAGCGGTAATCCTACTTTTCTGACAGCGTCAGCATTGAGAACGTACTCACCATTAGACAGCCAAGCTGGAATGCTGTCTGATGTAGCCGTCCCCGGACCGCTGATAGGTCCGCCGGTCGCAAATCCAAACATGCCAAATCCGAACCCCGACTTTGCAGACATAAGCTGCAGTGCTACAGTAGCCGCACCGACTGCTGTAGTGAATGCTGCCAAAGCGCCTGTAGCAGTAACGGTTGCTCCGACTTCTGTCGGCTTTGTGCCTGTATTAATAGCGTTTTGGATGACGTTATATGCGCCCATGACCATTCCGCCTTTCTGTGTGCTGCCGGAGAAAAGTCCCAGTGCTACATTAGACGCGCTTAGGTTGTTTTTGAACGCATCAAACATCGTATTCATACCATTGTCATATGTTCCGCCGTTACTGTTGTTATTATTTCCTCCACCGAGCAGGCTGCCACCAAATATAGATTCTGTCAACCGTCCCGCCCACTGTTGCGTAATCTGCTGTAATATTGTTTCTCCGATTCCTGTGATGAGATTATACAGCGAGTCTCCAAGTGTTTCTGATCCTGTCAAAATGCTTTGGAAAAATTCCTGGAATTTATCAGTTGAGCTCTCCGCAAGTTCTGCAATCTGCGACTGCATTGACTCATGCCCCGTCTTCCATATACTCAGATACGTTTCAAGGGCTTCTGTCTGTCCTTTCCAGTTCATATAGTCTTTCCCGTCACGGCTGCTCGTTAATGCCCTAAGCAGATCTGAACGATGGTTATCTATTGCGTATTTTGCTTGTTTTTCAAATGACTCTCTATATGCATCTGTACGTTTCTTTGCGGCCTCGGCGGTCTTAACAGTGTACCATTCTTCGACAGCCACCATCGCTTCTTTATCTTCTTTGTTTTTAGAGACTTCTTTTAAACGTTCCGTTCTTTCTTTGTTGAGCGCATTAACTGTAGCCTCATACTCAGCATCGGCAAGTGCTTTAAAGTCTCCAGTGAGCTCTGCACCTATCTGCCTTGTTTCGGTCTTGATTTTGTTCCAGCTTTCTGTCCATGTGTCGGTCAGCTTCTGCTTCATAACCGTTCCGTATGTACTGAGCTGTTTTTGCAGTTGTTCTACCGCGTCTTTAGGAATACCGGCATTAGATAGCTTGTTAATCTCTTCCTGCTTCTGTCTGATGTCTTCCGCCAGCTTATTCATACCTGACATGTAGGCACCTTCGGTTTCGCTGTCTATAGCTTCCTGCATCGTCGAAAACAACCGGATCGCCTCTTCTTTAGCCTGATTTAACCGTCTTAGCGCCTCATTGGCTTTTTTACCGATTTCATCAGTCGTAAGTGTTACTGTTTTGCCTCCGGTGTATTCACCTATCGATCCGTAGCCAAGCGGATTGCCGAACCATTGATTTGCTTCCGACATACTTCCGCGATGCACTCCGCCGGTCGAGTTTCTTGCTATGTACTCACCGTTTCCCGCATAGATTCCGACATGGTCTTTCCAATCTATCATGTCGCCTTCCTGCGGTACGTATCCCGTTCCCGCTGTGTGATAAGCCGTGCCGAACTGATTTACAAGCTGATTCCCGTTAATTGAGTTCAGCCCCTGTATACCTGCTTCCTGATACAACGCGGAAACAAAAGCGGCGCATTGCACACGGGCATCTTCAACAAGCGGTGACATCCATTGTTCCCCTTCAGGATGCCTCGATGCTATATTTACAACTTCTTGACCTATTGGCGCTTCTACTTGATACGTTTTTGCTTCCTTAATCGCTTTTGTATTATCTTTTGTTGCAGATGTTCCCGATTCAAAAGCGGCTTTTAACGCCTCAATTTGTGAATTTATAGCCCCTTTATCAATGTTGGTTCCGTCACCATATTTTTCGTGAAGTTTTTTAGAGTTCTCGTTAGCGGCAGCGTACTTCCTATCCCATGCCGCTTTGGCTTCGTCATTTTCTTCCTGACTATAAACATTCATCCGTGTCCCATTTTCTTTAACACGGATCATCGTGTTGTCTTTTTCGCTGTAGTAGTAGTCTTTACCATTTACGTTGACATACTGAGCATTTTCGGCTTCTCTCTTTTCTTCCTGATGAAACTCATACAGCTTATACGTTGCGGCTACAATAGCAGCAGCCACACCCAACCATCCTCCGGCCAATGCCCATACTGCACTTGCCGCCTGACGCAACGGACCGAGTGACCCCCTCGCTGCTGTGCTCATTCTGATACCAGTATCCACGGCGGCTTTTCCTGTCTGTTGTGTAGCAACGGTAACCATTGTTTGTTCCGCCGCTAGCATATTGCTCGATGCACTGGCCGCCGTATTAGCCGCAACCATCTTCCCCGCCGCAGCTTTATGCGCACTGGCTGCTGTATTCGCCGCGCTTGCTTGCACCGCTGCGGACTGCCGGGCCTGCATATTGATTTCCTGATACGCGGCTGTCATGCGTGCTGCTTCTACTCTTGCGGTTTCAGCCGCTTTAGCTTCTCGCATAACACAGTATTTTGAGTAGCTTGCCTCTTTTTCAGCGTCTGTCATCTGCGCTGTACTAAGAGTCTTCAAATATGCTTTTTCTTCTGCCATTGCCGCTTTTTCTATGTTTTTTATCCGGCGTGCAATGCTTTTCTCTTGCTGTACTGTTAGCGCATCTTCTGAAACGTCTCCAGTTCCAATCGACGCAAGCGATCCCATTGCTGATCTTGCTTTTTGCAATGCCTGCAGTGTCTTATACGCCACCGTAAAAGCTACCAGTGTCTTAGTCAGCGACAGCAGATTTTCTTTGTTTTCTGCTATATATTTAGCAGTTGATGACAAGCCCTCTAAAATCGGCGGCAATACTTCTTTCGCTACCGGCGCAAGTATAGCCCCGCCCGCAATAGCGAGCTGTCCGAGCTGTGCCTGCACTACATCAAGCTCTACGCTTATTTCATGCATCTGCTTTGCGTCAAGTCCTAAGCCCTTGATTTTTGCCGCATTTTCTGATGCTTCATTATAGTTTTGCAGGGTTTTAACAAGCGTCAGACCACGGGCGCCCAGTGTATTCATGATAAATTCCTGAGCATATCCCGCCTGTGACGCTTTTTGATAACCTGCCGCCAGTTGCGCGAGCTGGTCGTTAAGCGGCAACAGTTTACCATTCTGATCTGTCAGAGTAACACCTACGGCACTCAAGACGGCTCTTGTTTTTTCTGCCGCCTCTCCGCTACCTTTGATTGTTGAGTCGAGGCGCATAAATGCTTTCCCTGCAAGTTCGCTGTCACCGCCGGTTAGCTTGAGTATTCTTGAAAATTTAGCAGCTTCAGCATTAGTTATCTGCAACCGTTGCGCGAGTTCGTATGTTCTGTTTCCCGCCTCAACGGCTCCTTTTATCAGGTTCGTCAGTCCGAATCCCGATGCGGCCAGTGCCGCCATTCCGCCGAACTTACCAATTAGCGTTTCAAGACTTCCCGTGGTTCCTTCCAGTGCAGACTGCATGTCTCTTACTGGATTAACTTTAAACGCTGTCTTGACAGTCCCCGGTACTTTATTTAATTCTTTTTGCAGTCCTGACGAATCCGCGCCAATCTTAAGCTGTAAATCAGAAATAGTAGACATTTATGCACCTCCCTCCAAATTGAATACTTTTTTCAAATATTCCATTTCTTTTTTTGCATTTTTCACTTTATCTTCTTCCGTAATCCACAACGGGTCCGCAATCTCATGCGGTTCTATCGGCTTTTTCAGCTGCGGGGACATTAGCCATGAAATGAAGTACGCCACGCGGTAATCCTGCAAGCGTCGACGTTCGTCACTCGCTTCAAGATATCTATAGAATTCAAGCGGCGTTAATCGCGGAAATTCAGACGGTTTGAAACCGATGCGGTATGCTATCGGTTCTGCATACCGCATCCAGTCTTCAAATGTCTTTATCGGCGATTCTTCTTTTTCATCGGCTCCTCTTTTTTCGGCGTCCCCTGTGTAAAAAGTCCGGATTCAACCACCGCATCTACAATGTATTTTGCGAGTTCTCCGATGTTTCCGCCGTTTTCACAGTACATATCCACGAAATCATAAGCATCGAAATTCTTCGGCTGGTTTAAAAGTCCGGCCCGCAAGCCGGAAATGATAAAGTGTATTGTAGCACTCTGTACCATTCCGACTGCACCGTTAACAAGCACGGAACTTATAACTGAAAAGAGAGACGTTCCGAGATATTGCTCAAATCTCTCAAGGCTTCTTACTGTGTATAGCAGCTGATACCTTGATTCTCCTATTTTGATTTCTACCGATTTACGCATATTAGCCTCCAGTAACATCATCTGCGGCAATTTCAGAAATCGGTCCTTTTCCGTTTAACGTGGCAGCAACGGTAGCTACCCCGTCGTGGGATACGTCCTTTGTAAAATCGGAAATAGTAACCCATCCGGTCTGGCATGTCTTATCCGGGTATGCGATTTTTACATGAATCGGTATGTCGTGATGGAATGCGTATTCCATAATTGACAGTGCCGCGTCATCCATTACAAGCAAGCCTGTATAGCTGATACTCCAAGATTTCGGACCCGCGAGAGTTTCTCCCCATCCGCCGGAAGTCTTGTGAGATCCATCAATAGAATCTGCTTTGTATTCTACGGGGGAGTTTCTCTGTCCTCCGACGAGTACCCATGTCGGCTTTTTCCCCGTGGTTGTTGCCTTATCTATATACAGCAAGGTATCTTTCCCCGCCGTAGCCATAGACGTCCCCTCATATACCGGGAGTTTTTTAAGTTCTTCTGCTGATAATTTAGCCATTTTTATACCTCTTTCTTGTTAAAATTCTGAATAGTAAATAATATTGTTACTGTGCCGTGATAGCCCGTGGATACTTCCGGAAAATCCTCTACCAGATCAATTTGTGTACTATTAATCCGATATTGAGGCAGCTCCATATCGCATCCGTAGGCAGATATCAACGCACATATATCGTTTAGCGTTTCATTGACTTGTTTTTTCCCATCCTCTCCCGCCCATACTTCTACATTCAAGGATGCGTCCCAGATAATCAGATCTTTATTTGACAGTGGTTTGAACGTAGCCGCACCTAAGGTAATATAAGGAAGTTTTGCACCTTTAGGAACTGAGCCGTGAATCGGTATCGTTTGACCTTCTTTCAGCAATTTAAAAACCGCCATCCTAAGAACGGTTGACGGTACGTCTCTGATAAGTCTCATTGAAATATTTTCTCCATTTCGTTTTCAATCTTGCCCCGCTCCTGCATCATTGCCGGCCGCATAAACGGACGCTTCGGCATCTTCCCTGTGCGAATAGCTCCACTTACGAATTTATCATTTATTCGCATGGCTTTTTTGCCTTTGCGCGGATCGTTTGATGCTATACGTTCAACTGTCCCGAATTCTACGAGATGCGAATGCGGGGCGTCGCTCTTCACTATTCCCTGCGGCTTTTCTCGTTCCATTTCGGAATGGATTCCTGCTTTCAGGCTTCCGGTAGGCCCCATCGGCGCTTTTATAATAGCCGCTTTCATAACTGCTATCGTTCCTTTCGCAATGACATTTCTGATTTTCCCTTGCGTTTCCTTATCGTAGCGTTTGATGTCGTTAGCCGCTTTTTTGACTACCTCTCCTGAAAACATCTTGATATCGATTCCGCGCCTGCTCATGTTTCTACCGCCTCTGTTGTTAATACGTAAACGGCAGGATCCGAACGATCTACGTCTATTACCTTATACGTCCGTCCGTTTTCTTCAACATGCCATCCTTTTTCGATTTCTCGCGGCCGTATTCTTATTCCCTGCGTTATTAAGACAGCCGTGCCGTCTCCCATAATCGCACTGGGAGTAATACGCTGTTTTAGAAATTCTGCCCATACGGATCCGACGTCTTTCCATTCAACAACGGAGCCAAATCCCACATCCTCACCGATGACAGGCTTTTTAATCGCTATCCTGTGGCGCATCTTCCCGATATTCATACTTTATTCTCCGGTTTTCTTTGTGCGCCTGACAGTCCTTCTCGTTGTCTTCGGTTTTCCCTCCGGCGCTTCCTCTTCCGGCTCTTCTTCCGACTCTGTGTCTTCATTTTCCGACTCTGTGTCTTCATTCTGATTGTCCGCCGGATCGTCTTCCACGTCTTCATCCCGTTCAAGTACTTCCACATATCCGCCGGAAATGTAGGCATCTAATTCTTCCGCCGCTCCGTCGTACGTCTCGCCGACATCAACGATTGCTCCGTTTATGATAATTTTCTCCAGTGCTTTTACCAGCATGTCATTCACCTCTCGTTTCTAATTGCAGCAGCTGGGCGGTAATTGTGAACGGTAATTCTGCCCCCTGTCCTACTGCGTTTCTGTTTTCGTACCAATAGCCTACGATCATATGCATACAAAGGATAGATTGGGCGTCAGTCTCTTTGACTTCGACGCCCGTCCCCTGCAAAATAAACGTTTTAGCGGTATCGATGAGTGTCCGGATGACCTCATCTTCCTGGTTCCCGTCAACTCGGAGATACGCTTTAACGCCATCCAGAATGCTCATAATGCCTCCTTTACGCAAGCGTCAGCTCGCCGTATACGGCTGCGGCGCTGTCAAACGCTTTAACGTCAAGCCTTGTAATTGCTTTAATGTCGTAAGAATCGCGAATAAATGAGTTCCCGCCGATACCTGTGCCTTCGAGTGTAATAAGCTGGCGGTCAAAGAGTACGATTGCATCCGCCAGAGACCCGACAATAATCGGCGCAACTTTCTTTGGGGATGTCGCACTCGGCAGGTACTTGTTGCTGACAACGGTAACCGGATGAGCGGACAGCAGTTTCTGTGTCGGATTGAGCGGATTCGGCTGAAGCATGTAGCGCCCTTCAGAGTCTTTCAACTTGTCTAAGAAGTTAAAGCCATCCTGATTAGTAACAATGCCTGACACCAAAGAAATCGCCGGGTCAAGATCCACATTCAGAATGTCTTTCAAGCTGTCTACGTTGGCGACGGGCTTCTTTGCCAGTGTTTTCATAATTGCAATGATCAGGCTGTTTCTTGTGACTACATCTTTTTTTGCAAACCATGCGCTCACGTAAGAGATAAGATTCTGGTCTGTATCGGACAGCATTTCTTTTGAAATCGGAAGAATGCCTGCATATTTTTTGATCGCATATGCGATTTTTTCGAATTTCGGACCGTCGATTTCTTTGATGGTTGCCATCTCATCTACGCTTTCAAGCGGCGTCATTTCTGCCCATTTTTCCATAACGCGGGAGCCGGTCATAGTAGTTGTAGGCGTAATCGTGACAAGCTGGTCCAGCGGATTCAGCGCTCTCTTGAGTTCGTTGATTTTAGTTGAGATGTCCTGTGGAACGATAAGCCCGCCGTCGGCATCAACACCTGCTTTCATGCCTGCCCTGGCTTCTTTCAGTACTTCCGCTTCCGCATCTGTCGGCATCTGGCGCTTAATCTCTTTCACAAGTCCGCTGAACATAAGATCTCTTTTTTCTTCGTCAGTGATTTCTGCTCCGCGTGCTGCCGGAGGAACTGCCGCCGGAACATCTGCCAGCGTCTGCTCAATCTCCAGCTGCCGCTTGAGATCTCTCAGTTCATTTGTTTTACTTTCCGCCTCATCAAGTTTTTTATCTGCCATCAACGTACGGATTTCTTCTGTTACTTTTGCCATTTTTTGGCGTAATTCTCTTTCTTTTTCAGTCATTTCTTCTACCTCCATTTAAAAAACCGCCGTTCGGCGGCAATTATTGATTTAACAATTCCAGCTCTATATCGAGCTTTCGTTTTCTGATGTTTTCCTGCTCTTCTTTCAAAGAATTAACGTATGCTTCTTTCGATTCTTGCATCGACCGCTGTACAGCCTGTGCTTCGGTGTCCGGGTATGCCGGAGTTGTGACAATTGATACATCCCACAGTCTTTCGATATGCTTGACTGCCCGATGGTACATGTCTTTCTCACTTTCATATGACCAGTCTGCGCCGCTTTCCGCCAACGTGAATGCAAAAGAACACTGATTTACAACGCCAGCTGACATGTTCGTCATCAGGTCTTTAGCATATGCCGTATCCGTCGGAATCAAGCTGAACCTCAGCCCGGTGTCGTCTACCGACAAACTTAGATGCCCGGGTCCTTCTCGAACGGTATTTCTCGCCAGCGGATAGTTCGGATCGTGATTAATCAGCGCTACGACGTTTGACATGTCCGTTTTATCAAGACATCCACGCTCTAAGATTTCATCAACGCCTCCGAAGTCTTCTGACCGTTTTCCGAACTTGAGGGCATACCCCTCTAAAATGACAGTTTTACCGTCTTCCAGTGTCCGAATCTCAAACTGCGTCTGATTGATTCTTCTTTCCCTTTTCCCCATCATCATCACCCCCTTTCAGTGTTCCGTTCTTCGCTTTTGCCAGCTGTAAATCTTTCAGAACGGTAATATCTGTATAATTCAGCGATGCAAGATGAATATCACCTACATCGCCTATACATTCCATCTCTTCCATGTCACGGATTTCATTAAGCGTATAAATGCCGGCATAGAGCATATCCTTGTAGTATTCAGCTCTCGCTTTGCTGTCACCTCTGAGTTCAGCGGCAGCGTTGAATTTCACATAATAGTTTTCTCTTTCTGGTTCAGTAAATAATTTATAATTAATTTCCTGCTCCCATGACGTAAATATCGGAAGAAGAGTGGTTTTAATATAATCAAGGCTCATTGCTTCGGCGTTAGCATACGTCGCACGGTCTAGCTGTGCCAGTTTATGCGGTGGGATCCTGTACACCTTTGCAACTTCGTTAATCCCGAATTTCTGCGTTTCGATGAATTGCGCCTGATCAAGCTGCATACCCAGCGACTTATACTCCATACCTAAATCAAGAACGGCTACTCGTCCGGCATTATCTATACCTCCGTTGATTTTTTCCCATTCCTGTCGGAGTTTCTTTTTCGCTTCCGGATTGATTTTTGATGCCGCCTGCAATACTCCGTGCGTCAGTGTTCCGTTCTTATAGAACTGACTCTGAAATTTCTTGATTGCATTCTGGCTGTCCAGCTCATCGATTAACGTCCGCCATTTCGGCACGCCGATAAGCCCGTCTTTTGACATTTCGTAAAAATGCAAAACGTCATGCGGCTGCAGATTGTACATCGCGCCTTTTGTATCGCTTGTCGTATACGTCAGCGCTCCGGTAACCACGTTTAATCGGATTGTCGTTTTCGTCGGGTCAAGCGGCCATAGTGATTTCGGATATCCGTCTGTCCCCCACTCAATATATGCAATGGCGTTTCCGTAAAACCCCATGTGATACTGCAAAGTCCGCTTAAAAGCAAGCGGTGTCATGAGCGGGTTCGGCCGTTTGTACAACAGTTTAGCGACCGGGTGTTTCATTCCTTCTGTCTTTTTCCCGCCAGTCCTGAACGTGTGTATCGGCAGTTTACCAATGTCATCAGCTAAAATGTTGACACACGTATAGATGTTACTGTTTTTACTTGCCGTTGCTGCTGTTACGCCGTCACCGTTAATAGCTGATATGAGCCAATCCGCGGGGCTAAGCAGTGTACCCGAGTCTGTTGGGTTTGAAAAAAGCTGTCTTAAAAGCATTATTTACCACCGCCTTTCTGCGCTTTTGCAAAAATAAACGCTAAAAGCAAGCACTCTATAGCCGCGGTGTATACCGCGACTACGGGAGATATCAATACGCCGCCGGCAATCATCAGAATGCACCCGACGAACAGAAAAATATCATCAATCACATATAGTATCTTTTTCACATGTCCTCCTTATAAGCTGAAATCGTCACTCAAAATATAGTCACTCATATCATCTTCTTCCGTAATTCTTGCACGCGTAAATGCATTGATGACAGATGCTATCGGGTCAATTCTGTTTGTTGATTTTTCTTTATCAAGCATGATGTTTTCATTTTGGTCTTTTTTTGTTACTGCGTTACTGATTGACCAGTCAAGCAACGGATTTTCAAAATGCAAAATATTTCCTTGGTACGCATTTTCTCTAAATGATTTTGTCGGTTCTGACAGCGTCATCATGCCCTGCCGGACTTCTACACACGTATATTCCATTTTTTCAAGTTCCTGCGCATAGTAAGTCGCATTATATGGGTCATAGCAGATTTCTTTTATATTCAACCCCAATTCTTCCGCTGTTTCTATCATCCACTTTGTCATGTAGCGATAATCGACTACCTCTCCCGGGTTGACTGTCAGCCAGCCGCCGCGGGCATAGTAATCATACGGCACTCTGTCTGTTTTTATTTTTCGCTGTAGCGTTTCTTCCGGAATGAAGCTGTGACCGATGACGATATACTTAGTTCCGCCATCTTCTTTGACCGGAATAACCAGTCCGATTGACGTCAAATCAACTTTGCTTGATAAGTCCATGCCGACATAAGCATCCAGTCCGTATAAGTCATAGCTTTCTATCCGTCCTCGAGTGTTCCATTTCCCCATGTCCATATACGACGCCCCGGACTGCTGGTTCCAAATGTTCATGTTTTTCGTGAGAAATGATGACATTTTTTCCGGTGTCTCAATCGCCACTTTCAGTGCACTCCTTATATTTGCTATACCTTCCGGATACGTTGCTACGATCGGATTTGCTTTTATCCAGCATTTTTCATTTTTAACATCGTCAATCAGGTTTCCATCCTTATCTTTATCCAGTTCATTAACCATACAGAAATAATCCGGTACGTCATAATCGACGTCCGGATTGAGGATCTTTTCTACCAGCGGATATTCTACTCTGTAACACGGTCCTCCGAAATTTGTCCCCGCCGTTGTGATGATAAACAGCAGCGGCTGTTTTCTTGCCATCATGCCGGTGTCGATAACATCTAATATTTCCGATGTCGGATGTGCGTGATACTCGTCAATTAGCCCACATTGCGGATTGAGACCGTCTCCGGTCTTTCCGTCATCTTTTGACAGCGCCCGAATGATAGAGTCGCTTTTCAAGTGTCGAATGGTACCATAGCTTTCTTTCCATTTTCCTTTCATTTCCGGCCATCGTCTGAGCATCGCCAGAATCTCGTTATAAATAATTTTCGATTGGATACTTTTCGTCGCTCCGATGTAGACTTCTGACATCGGCTCCCCCATAGCCATCATTTCATAATCGCCGACTATGGCGAGTGATTGTGATTTCGCATTTTTTCTCCCTACTTGCCAGTACGCTTTTTTAAACCGCCGGAGTCCCGTATCTTTGTTGACCCATCCGTATATGTTTCCGAAAATGAACCGCCGGATAGGTTCAAAAATAACGGGCTGCCCAGCTAAAATCCCTTTTGTGTGTTTATGCATGGCTGCCCATGCGAAGAATCGCTCCGCTCTTTCTTCATCAAAGATATACGGAAAATCTTTTGTCCCCGCCTTTTTTACATCCCGCAAAAAACGCATACACGCCCATCTGTGTTTTTGGCATATATGCGTTTTATCTTTTATGCATTTCCTGCTGTACCTGATAAGCTCTTGCTTCAGCGTCATACGTCAAAACCCCTTTTACTTAGCGGGTCTTCCTCTTTCTTTTCAGGCTCTTTCGGCACATTTTTTACTTTTGCAAGCGGTGACAAGAATAATCTATCTTCCATCTGTACAAGCGCTGACATTTTCGCATTGATGGCTTTGTCCATTGCCATGATGCCGCCGGTAGATAAAATGTACTCTATCTTCTCGTAGAGCTTTGCGGCTTTTCGTTGACTGTATTCCGCTTCAAGAATTTCCTGAGTTGCAGTCGTTTCTTCACCCGTTAATTCTATTCGCGCAATCATATCCCGTCGCTCTATCAAATCTATATACTGTGCAAACGCCATGCAGTATCTTGCAATTACTCCGATGTCCGCCGAAGAAACGAATCTGAAACCGGTGTAAAGTTTCTTGATTTCTTTCCATTTTTTATACGCTTCCTTGTTCGTTTTTACATAAGCCGGGCATACTAATTTCTGCTCTCCGAGATGTATTTCTGATTTTTTTCTGTGTGCAATTTCCGCTTTCGTTAGGTGACTTGGATTGCCTGAAACTATATGCAAATCAATAGGTTTTGCTGGACGCCCGGCCATGTTATTCCTCCTTTCTTTTTAGCGTTGCTATTTGCGCATAATTGACATTTCATCGCATGAGTTTAATGTAAGGTCCATTTCCCGAACTTTTTTCACAAAAGAGGAGGCGCACGGTACTGCCGCATCCGGTCAAAACATTTTTGACCCGGGGGCGGTCTGTCAAGCTTTAATTTTATTCCCGAATCCTCCGTTTTCTCTCGCCGTTTTCTTGTCGTGGCATCTCTTGTTCATCGCCTGCCAGTTGCTTTTATCCCAAAACAAATCCTGATCACCTCTGTGTGGGACGATGTGGTCAACGACATTAGCTGGCAGCGGATGTCCTGATGCTTTGCACTCCGGGCACTCACAAAACGGATGCTGCGCTAAAAAAGCCTTTCGCGCTTTAGTCCACTTGTAATTGTATCCCCGTTTAGTCGGTGACTCCCGCTCAAACTCTTTCGGATTTCTTATGTGCAATTGTTTATGTTTATCGCAATAGTTTTCTCTCGTTAATGCGTGACATCCGGGATATCCGCATTCGCGCAATGCTCTTCTCATATTGCCCCCGTCAGGCAGTTGTACACCACAGGAAATACAAAAGCCGCCCATTTCTGAACGGCTGCCTGTCATTTTTTATTGTGTTTGGCTTAAATCTTTCCATAAACCCGTTCCATCCCTGCGCGGGTTACAAGCCAAATGTGCCCCGACTTGCGGCACTCTTCACTCGTAAACCGCGGTGGATACCCTCTTTGACCGGAACACGCCTGTTTTATTGTTACAACAGGTATGTTCCACAATTCTGCCGCTTCCGCTGTTGTCATAACCTTTTCAATTAATTTCATTACATCCCAGCCGCCTTTGCTAATGCCATCAACGAAACAAGCAACGCCATAACAGAAATCCATAATGTTAATTTTTGCATAGCTTTTGCGAATATGATATACTATGAATGAACCACCCGGAGGGTGGAGGGTGGGTGTTCCACCCTCTTCGGTCATTGAGCCTTGTAAAGCAATATAATCGCTGTTATCAAATTGATTATTGCTGTTACAAGGCTTATTTTATTATTCATATCCGCATTCTCACCTCCTTTCTGTATTTATTATACATCTTTTCTTATGTATTGTCAAGCGTTTTTATATTTTTTTACAAACAAAAAGCACATACCGCTTTTTAGTATGTGCTTTTTGCGGAAAGGAGGTTTCATCCTTAAGTTTCCCTTTATCATAATATCACGTCTTATAGTGAAATATAATGAAATTTAGTGAAATTCTCCTCTAAATTTTTCAAAGCTTGACCGTGCAGCTGATAAATCCTTCGAATTGTATAATTCATATCCACGGCTATCTGCTCCCATGTCTGAATCAATATGTAATACCGATACAGTACGCATCTGCTGCTCTCGTCATCTACCTTGTCAATCAGTGCTTTAGCCTGATCTCGTTTATCGATCAACTCGTCCCATGCGGCATTTACTTTTTCAATTTGTGAATCCAGTTTGTCGACAATCTCATCAAGAGTAGCTAAGTGATTCGACTGTATTCTATCGCCAAGTTTCGGACTGGAGATGTTATACGCTCTGCGCCTTAGATCTTCTAATTCCTGCTCATACGCACGCAGCAATCTGTCCTGTTCTCTGACTGACCGTAAAAACTCTTTAACCGTCATTTCTCGTCAGTCCTTTCTAACAGATGCTCAATATACCATCGTGCTTTCTTCAAGTCTTCTGTTCCGTTCTTCTGCTTCCATCGCCACAAGTATTTAATTGCATTCGCTGTACACACAGCTTCGATACCGCTTAAATCACTTGTCGCCACTTCGATTGCGTCAATGCATTCTACCCGGCCTTTATTGTAGTGCGCTGGCCTGTTCACCATATCAATCATTTTTCCATTCCTCATAAACTTCAACTACTAAGCGCGATCCGCCGCATCTTATCCGTAAAACATCAAAATCTGCAAGCCAATACGGAACATCATCACTCTTGCCATCGAACAGTGCTCTGTAAGTTATATCCGGCGACCCCGCCTTCTTTTTGATGATGCCTACCGGTGTCTCACATTCAATTGCTTCTAACAGTTTCCTTAATCTCATCTTTCGCCATCCCTTTCGACTAATAATTTAACTGCGTTCATCATAGCTTCCTGCCCGTTTTCTTTTCGTTTCAAAGCTTGCATAACTAACTCATCCACCGTACCTTTTGCCACTAAGTGATGTATGACAACCGGCTCTTTCTGTCCTTGTCTCTCCAGTCTTGCGTTTGCCTGCTGATACTGTTCTAAGCTCCATGTCAAACCAAACCACACGATAATATGCCCGCCTGCTTGCAAATTAAGTCCGTATCCAGCACTTGCCGGGTGCGCTATGAGTAGTTTTACCTTTCCTGCGTTCCAATCCCTTATATCGCCCGAATTTTGCAATTCTCGCGCATTCGGAAAGGCTTCTTTGATCCGATCTTTGTCGTGCTTAAAATTGTAAAAGACTAAAATCGGATTTCCGTCATTTGCTTCTACAATCTCTTTTAGCGCTGAGATTTTCGCATCGTGAACCGGTATAACTTTTTTATCGCCATCGTACACGGCTCCGTTTGCCAGCTGCAGCAGTTTATTACTAACCGCTGCTGCCGATAAGGCCGTTATCTCCTTACCGTGTAACTCTGTGACGTACTCACGCTCAAGTTCCCGGTATGCTTTCTGTGATTTTTCATCAAGTACTACGGGAACCGTAACCGGCGGGAGTTTATCCGGCATCAGACGGTAGTCTTCAGCTTTCAAGCTGATACAGATGTCTGATATCTTGTCATAGATTTCTTTTTCTGCGTCCGGGCTCCGTATCCGGTAGCTGTAAACCACCGGGCCATTCTGCTTATCCGGCACAAAGTAATTATTCCGATACTCCGTCAAAGTCCGCCCCAGCCGTTTACCGCCATCAAGCAAGTACAATTGCGCCCACAGATCCATCAATCCGTTTGGCCGCGGCGTACCTGTCAGCAAAACGATTTTTTTGAAGCATGTCCTGACTTTTCGTAACGCTTTCCATCGTTTCGTGCTTGCGTCTTTGAAACTTGTACTCTCGTCGATAACAAGCATGTCGAAGTCCGGTTTATATTTCGCGTGTTCAAGCAGCCACACGACATTCTCGCGGTTAATGATGTAGACATCAGCTTTTCTCGCGAGTGCCTGCAGCCTCTGTGCCTGCGTTCCCAGAATTGCAGAAAACGTAAGACTCTTAAAACAATCCCATTTTGCCGCCTCGTCTTGCCATGTGGCTTCAGCTACTTTCTTTGGTGCCACAATCAATACTTTGTTAATCGATAATTCGTCAAACATTGCTTGAAAGATAGCCGATAGCGTCGTCGAAGTTTTGCCAAGACCCATCCCTAGATAGACACCGGTACCTTGATTTTTCAAGATATATTCAATCACAGCTTCTTGATACTTATGCGGTACGTACTTCATTGCGCCAGCCTCCGGATAAAGTTTTCTGCAGATTTCGGATTATCAATCATGCACACTATACAGCCCAGCCGGTACAACCTGCGAAGAACATTTTTTTGCAGCCGTCTCGGCTTCTTTCCCGGCGCTTTCAACTCCGCAAATCCGATTTTCCCGCCGGGAAGAATGACAATTCTGTCCGGCACTCCCGACATCCCCGGACTCGTGAACTTGATGCACATTCCGCCGCAAGCCTGTGTCACGGATATCAGATGTTTTTCTACTGCATATTCTTTCATTTTCACCTCATAAATATACAAAGGCTTTTTTCGCCTATATATAAGAATATAAATTTTTATTTCGCGCGCCACGCGCGCACGCGCGAGGACCCCTGGGAATTATAGAGATTATAGAGTTTATAGGTATTTCTATTCTCTATAAATTGCATATTCTGTAACTCTATATAGAATAATTGTTTACGCTGTTTACAAATGCCCATTTTTCAGCTCCCTGTCTATTTAAAACCTGTAAACAAACCGTGTTAAAAACCGTTTACAACCGTTTACAACTGTTTACAAGTAAAAATTCGATTATCAAAAACTGTTTACATTTTTTCCTACTTTGTTTACACATTTTTTGACTCCTTTATGCGTTTGAAAAATCTCTGTGTTCCGTATAAATTACCGATGCGCGTCGTAGATTTTGCGGCTTGCCACCCTTTCAGCTGCTGTAAAATACCGTTCATCTCGCGGGCGTCAGCATTTCTGAAGCCTTGCCGCGTCCCGTCAAAAACCTCGCACCATATTTCCAGCGCGCACACACGGTTCCTTGTCACCGTTCCTTCCGGATAGCCTTCTTCGCCGTGGTGCTTGATGTAATCCCGCCTGTCGTAAATATCCATATCGCCCCAATTCGCTGGTAACGGTATCTTCAGATACTCTAAAACCAGCCCGAGCTTCTCTCCGCCCTCTGTATGTGCTTCCTGCAGATCTCTTGCGGTCTTCGCGGAATCGGCAGGCAGGTACAGATTTGGATCTGTTTCATATAGCCGCTTGACCTCTGCCCACATCTGATCAATGAAATCATCTGTTAAATCGGATAGCGGCCGCTTACCACCGCCCAAACAGAAAACGGGTAGGAAACGACGCCCGCCGGTACGGTCTTTGAGAAAGATGCTGTCGTTCGTAGTAGCCGCGAACACGCACTGCCGCGGGTACTCCTCTGTACGTCGCCCGTATGGCGCCCGGAACTTGTCCGTCTGCCGGGAGAGAAAAGCCTTGATCATGTCGTTATCCGCTTTTTTAGATGCCTGCATTTCGGACAACTCAATAATCCAGCTCCCCTGCAGCTGCTCCATCGCTTCTTTACCTTGAAAACTGACGATGCTGTCATTAAACCATTTTCCGCCCAGCCGGCTTAAAATCGTACTTTTACCTATACCTTGCGGGCCACTAAGCACTATGCATGAATCGTATTTGACTCCCGGGCGCTCTATACGTGCCACGGCGGCCTTGAGCCACGTCCGCGTGACATCTTTTACGTACTGCGAGTCTTCGGCACCTAAAAAGTCAATAAACAGCGTTTCTGCGCGTTTGACTCCATCCCATTTCAAACTTTTCAGATAGCTTTGCACCGGGTGAGTCTTGTGCTTGTACATAACTTCCACCAGCGCGTCATCGATGACCTGCCGGGCGGCCAGATCGTAGTATTTTGCTAAATAGTTACGCAGACCGGCGTCATCAGTATCCCGCCAGATGTTGTCGGTACTTTTTTTCCGCCACGGCAGATCCTTTTTGACAATAAGCCTCCGAGAGAACAAGTCGAGCCCGAAAGTGCCCTTGAGCTGCGGATCGTTCTCGAGAATAGCAATGAAATTCCCCGCTACCGGAAGTATCGATGCATTCTTCCCGGATCCTCTTGTCAGATCCGCCATCCAGTCCATGTTAGCATCATCGGTGCTGAATCCGGACTCTTTGAAACTTTTCTTAATGTCTTCAGCTTGTTCTGCGCTTATTATGTGTCTTGTCGCTTCGTCTTCCCCTGCCAGTTTCACCATTGCGACATAAGACGGCAGCTTGTTCGGCGGGGTACTTTCCGATGCATCTGCATCAAGTGCTCCGAACTTGTGAAGCCGGACAAGATCGAAAGCATTGCAGAGCTTTCCGCCTGCGGGGTCTGTCGAATGGTGCGAATAAGCGAACTTGTCATCGTACACGACAAGCCCGGCGCTTGTGCTGCCTTTCGTGTACGTGTACCGTCCGTCTACCGCACAGGCAGTGTATTCATCGGACAGGAACGTCTCTATAGCGTCTTCAATCGTGTGCGCCCGGCAGAACGCGCCAATAAGCCCCGGCTTAGTCAGCGGGTCTCCTTGCTTTTTTGCCGCTGATACCGTGATACTCGCTTCTTTTTTCGAAGTCGGCCACAGCGACGTGTCGTGCCAGTCTTCGTACCTGTTCAGTACGTCATCGGCATTAAGAATCGGCCCGTCATTGTGTCTGAAGATGAACTCGCCATCTTGTGGCTTACTCGGCCAGTACATCAGCCGTTCTGGTTCATATGTCGTAGAGTCCATCGCTTCGATGCTGATATCTTTTGCCAAAAGCCTTGCGATGGCTTTGTATTCATCCGCCGTTACGGGCCTGTCAAGCGGGATAAGCACGCGGTAGCGCGGGGCAGCGGCGGTGTGGCTGTGTGTTGTGTACAGCCCCCACGCTACGTTGCCCATTCCGATATCCAGATCAGTTAAAAAGTCGTCATTAGGACTGTCTGCGTCGAGACAAACAACCTGCCGGTACTCGACGTTCTGCTTGAGCCGCTGGCCGCATTTGAGATAGCCGCAGACAAAGCCGCCGATGTCTTTACGATTGTCCCTGTCAGACTTCTTCATCGCTTTGTACTCTGCGACGGTTTCTCCAGTCACAGTCGGCTTAGACAGCCTTTCAAGCAGGTGCGCCCATGTCGTTTTCGTGTGTTTCCATTTTTTAGCGAAGCGCTGCGGCGCTGTCGCTATCGTAAATTCAATATCATACTGCAGCTGCAACGCCGGCCACCTCTCTTTCTGTCTGAACGTCATTTGTTTCCAGTATTAATTTCCTTGACTTCGCCCATGATATCAGGGCGCGGTTGAGTTCTGCGTCCTCCCGGACAGGCTGGTTATTGACCAGTTTTGCCTGCGCCACCGCGCCATTTTTGATCTCGATACAGATGACCGGCTTCCGGTTTTTGAAAGCGGCAATAATGCGTACTTTGTCCGATAAAACACGGTCGCGGTAAGTGCCGACGCAGTTGTGCATAGCGCGTCCTAAATTTGCTAATTGTTCGGTATCCGGCGGCAAGCTGAAGATTAAATCATCAACTTTGCCTGTTAACGGGAAATCCCGCAGAGACTTGTACCTGATACGGACGTTCTCGTGTTGTTGCCTGTCTGCTAAGCGCGTAAGGTAGTCGTGAATATCCCGGCTGCGGATTTTCGCCCGGATGAAATTCCGCTTGTTCTGTGGAGTCAAGAGATCCCACATGTGTCCGCAGTCTCGTACGCCGTAATCATTCTCGCGCTCCATAAGCTTAACTGCAGCTGCCTCGCCCCGGGTATGCTTAACTATCCGTAAAGAGCGGAGATAGCTGTCTAAGCTGTGGTAGAAACCGATATCGTATCGTTTCTGCAGAAGCGCATCCATGAGCTTGTACTTGTTGTCCGTTTCGTGTAAAATTGGCCACGCCGTCCGGATTATATTTAAAAAATTAATTGGGCATTTAACCAGACGGGCATTCAGCCCCGGCATATCCGGGAAACGATAAATCTCACGTACAGTCTGCAGATACGGCTTTCGTTCGTCAAACAAGCGCATTACCGGGTCATCTGCATATGGACACATCCTGATTTCTTCCGTTGTCAGGTTTCTTGCGTCCGGATAACGCAGGCGCCATGCGAAGTTTGAAAAGCAGTAGTCAAAAACGCTGTGGCCGTCCTGCAAGCTGGTCGGCATATACGCGGATTTAACAGTATATCCGACAGTATCAGACAGCTTTTGATTAAAACATCTGACAACATCTTTGAAAAAGCTGTTTATTAGGGTCCTTTCTGTATGATGAATATTGCTTTCCGCGTTCAGGTAGTGAAAAACAGTATCTTTCATGCAAAACTTCGTTTTATCGCTTGCTATCCTGTTCAGCGGCCATAAAGTCCGCGTAAGTACCGCGCGCCCACGGGCGCCGTGTTCTGTGTAAACCGCTTCCCGGCTTTTGAAATCAAAACGCAGAGTGTATTTTTTGACAGTATGCACGGACACGTCAATCGGCGACTCAATATCTACATTCAATGTTTCCGCGCAGATGTCCAGATAATTTTTGTATTCTTTCGCTTTCAGCTCGATACGGTACGGCACGAGTATGCGTTTACGCCCGGATTCGGACAAGTCAAGCCACGGAGTGTCATATGTGCCTTTCCATAAGCGTTTCCCGCATTTCGGGCAGTAGTAGCCCGATCCTTCGTCGACGGGTGCCCCTAAGCCACCGTGGAAATGCCACAAGCAGTGAAAAGAATGCCCGCAGGCGGTGTGCACCTGCAGACTCTCTTTCCATTTGTACGACCTTCGACTGTTATAAACTACGCGCACGACTTCGAATAACCGATTATTTCGGTATTGACTGATAATTCTCATAATCCGCCTCAGAATAAGTCATCTAAATCATCCGCGGCAGCCGGCGGGCAAGCTTCGATAACAGGTTCTTCTTTCTTTTTAGCCGGAGCCCGTTTACGCTTCGGTTTTTCTTCTTTCTTTGGTTCATCTTTCTTTACTTCTTCTTTCTTCGGTTCTGTTGCTTCAATAGCTTCAATAAGGGTTTGTGACGCTTCTAAGCAGTCTTCGCAATAAGCTTTTGCTTTATCTATCTGTTCTCGCTTTTCTTCCAGTGCTTCAGCGTCAAGCGTTTCGGCCCACTTATCAAGTACTTCAATTCCTTCCTTTGCGATATTGATTTGCTGTTCCATTTGTATTTTGTTCATTTTTTAGTACCTCAATCTTTCATATAATACTGACCTTCAAAGCCATCTGCCGTTTTTAGCAGACCGGCTTCCCACGGCTCATTTTTCGACATAATCTCTGTAACTTCAGCAAGGCTTCCTTCGCCGTCCGGCACTTCCATTACGACTTCGTCGTGTATGTGCATGATGATTTTGTATCCAGCTTCCGTGAGCCGCAGCATAGCTGCCGCCAAGCAGTCGCGGGCAACAGCCTGCACGATGTTTTCAACAAGCTTGCCGCCGTAGGTCTCCAATTTGCCCCACTTCCGGCTGCCCTGTTCGATGCCGCGGTATAAGATAGATTCCCCGCCGAAGCGGTTCTCTCCGATTTCTGGCTTGATATACACAAGATGCCGCCCGGACGGAAGTTTTATAAACAGCGCCCCTTGCTTTCGGCAGAAAGCGAGATGTCCTTGCTTGATTTTGACCGTACTGCCTGTCCTGATTGCTTTTTTAGCCGCGCTGTCTACATCCCACCAGAACTTAGTAATTGCGGGTGATGCGGCGCGCCATTTCGTCACGATGTCTTGCAGTTCATCGTCTGAAAGCCCCATTTTGTCAGCGCCCATTTGTTTCAAAGCACCGACGGAACCACCGTATCCAAGCGCCAGTTCGGCGATTTTGCCTTTTTGCCGCAGGTGCCCGTTCTCGCCGTGTTTGACGACAGGAACGCCGAACATCGCCGAGGCGGAAGCACAGTAGATGTCACCGCCTTCGGCAAAGACGTCCTGGCGCCACTTCTCCCCGGCGAGCCACGCGATGACACGCGCTTCGATGGCAGAGAAGTCGTCAACGATGAATCGGCAGCCGGGCTTTGCGGTAATTGCCGTCCGGACAAGCTGCGATAGCGTATCCGGTACATTGTCATAACAGAGTTCCAACATCTCAAGATCGCCGTTTTTGACGAAAGCCCGGGCGGTATCAAGCTCCTGTGCATTCATACTGTTCCGCGGCAGATTGTGCAGCTGTACAATACGTCCGGCCCAGCGGCCGGTGCGCATCGCACCATAAAACTGGAACATGCCGTGCACCCGGCCATCTGATGTCATCGCTTTCTGCATTGCTTCATACTTCTTGATTGATGTTTTGCCGAGCAGCTGCCGCAGCTTGAGCATGACACGCACATCGTCCGGAATGTCTTTTTTCAAGAGTTCCGCAATCGCTTTTTTATCGATGGATTCGACGGTCTCACCAAGCCGGTTTTCTATCCACGTTGTAAGCTGCAGCGGACTGTTCGGATTCTCGAGTCCGGTAAGCTCTTTTGCTTTTGCCAGCAGTTTTGCTTTGTGTTCCTTGTTTATGCGGATAGCATTTTCAACCAGTTTTACGTTGACGCGGGCGCCGCGGCTGTTAATCTCTTGATCCATGAGCCAGTACCGATGTTCCAGCTCCGGCGGTTTCAAAGATAATAGTTTCTGCCGTATAGCCTTTTCGGCGACAACGTCTTGCCGGTTATACTCGATGTATTGTGCCCACGCCTCCGGATCATGTTCCGGTAGGTTGCGCGTCCTGCCGCCGTTTACTTTAGTCGGCTTGCAGGGCTTAGAGAAGTAGTTGATTAATGCCTTGCCTCGTGTGTCTTTCTGTTTATCCGCGCCGAGGCGCAGCACGGCAGCTACGTCAGCAAGTTTCGTCGGCAGTGAATTGTACAGCGCCAGTACGCTTGTACACTCCCATTGTTCGGCTGGCAGCTGCGGGTATATCTTTTTAAAGCAGGTGATTTCGAAGTTTGCGTTGAATGCTGTCTTCGTGATGCTGCTATCGAAAAGAGCCTGCGCAATCCGCACAGGCATCTCTTCTTTAGTAAGATCTATTACCTGCACCGGCCCGTCATCGAAACTGTATCCGAGCAACAAGATTTCGAAGTTCGGCGAGTCTACGTACTTGTAAACTCCGTACTTGATGTCATTGTCACTGTACGTCTCTAAGTCAATTGCCAGTGTAGCCATAATTCCTACTCCTTAAAAAATATCATCATTATCGTCATCTTTGGCGTCAGCGCCTAAGAGATCATCGTCGAAGTCTCCGGCAGATACACTGCCGCCGGACAGCGGCGTGCCGTCTTTAATCTTCTTCAGGCCGCTCAAGCTGACTCCTACGCCGCGGTTGCCGCCCTGATTGTACACAAACAGGTACAGAACAGCCTGACAGTAGCAGCCGCTGTAGACTTCCGATTTATCGAAAGTTTCTTCACCGTCGGGACCGAGGATCTTCGGCGGATAGTCTTCCGTTGCTTTTGCATTCAGGAAATAGTGCCCTGCGTAGTTGTCATCGCCTTCACGTTCCGTATCGCCGTCACGAAGCGGCAGGTCGATATCTTTACCACGCGTGCCAAGAATTTTCTTAGCTTCTTCATCGTTAATAAGCTCTTTGATTTTCGCTTTCAAGCGTGAGATCGTCTTCGTGTCGCTTTTCTTGATCAGCAAGCTTGCCGAATAACGCATGCGGCCGCTTAAATCTTCTTTCGGCGCCCAGATGTTCGCATATGATAACCTAACCAAACCGGTTACAAATTTAATGCTTTTCATTGTGTTTTCTCCTTTGTTATAAAAGACTTTCGTCAAAATCATTTTTTACATTTCGCAGTTCTATTGCCTGCCGCTTGTCATCCGCAGAGACCAGCGTCGGTTTGCCCGGCGGTTTCTCAATCACTCCGGACATCAACTCGCTGAACATTTTCTTTCCACAGAGCTTTTCCAAGTCGGTAATCGACCGTAGTGCCCGCGGCTTGTAGATTTCATCGGCTCCGAAACCCGCGTTCATAAGATTGTTCGCCGCAATGGTGTCATCCGTTATCTTTCGGTTGCTGCGGCCTTCGACGAGTTTCATCCCGGGCCAGTCGTAGCCGTCAAGCGCTTTTCCGAGTGCATATGATTCCAGACCATCAAGCCACGTTTTGATGTTTTTAGCACGAAGCAGGATGTCGGAAATTTCAAAGTCTTCCAGCTCCGCAGTCTGCAAATCTTCTTTTACATTTTTTAGTTCATATTCCGCGTGGGCTCTGCAGGTATTTCGTGCTTTACAGAATCGGCAGTGATTGCCTGCGCAGAACTCGCCCTTACCGGCAAAAGCAATTTTTGCCTTCTTTTTTACTTCTTCGCCCCATGTAAGCAGGTCATCAACCGAGATGGTTTCAGTCGAAACGCTGTCAAGCCGTGGCTGTACGATGGTCATCCTGACTTCATCGGCACCGTACAGATAGCCGAACGCCTCGTACATCCCGAGTGCATACAGCCGCATCTGACTATTGTTGATAGCTGAGACCGGGACGCCTTTTCCGTATTTGAGATCAACGATTTCAAAGTACTTGTCTGATACCATCACCATATCACCCGTGCCGAAGCCTTCCGGCACCCAGCGCGAGAAGTCCAGCCGCTGTTCTACTTTGATCTGCGCGTCCGGCGAGGCAGTTCTCGCTTCGTTGATTTTTTCAACGCAGATGTTGACGTAGATCTGTACAGCATCGTTCATCTCGACATCTTCGCGTATAAGTACGTTAGAATCGCCAGTTTTTAAAAAACGATTCAGGAAGTACTCGGCTCTCTCGTGTGCACGTGAGCCTTCCAGCGCATACGGACTTGACGCGTCCGGAAACTTCCGTTCCAGCCTTGCCGACGGCGTGCAGCGCAGCCATCGGGAACTGGCAGAGGCGCTTAATATTGCGTGTGCCATTAGATCTGTACCATCGCTTTAAATTCGGCCAGATCGGCAGGCTTGAGTTCGGTTACTTTAGCGAGTCCTTTGTCTTTCAAGAACTGTTTAATCCGCTCCTTGCCGTCAGAAACCTTATGCGTATACTCCGCACAGAGCGTACGCAGTTCGGTTTTCTGGTCTTCCGTCAGTTCATCTGCGGCAGCCGCTTTCGGTGGTTCTTCTTTTACGGGCTCTGCTTTCTTCACTTTGGGTGCTTTGACTTCTTTAACCTGCGGAGCGGTAACCGTAACGCTTTCCGGTGTGACTGTTACTGTGTTTTTGACCGGTTCGTTTAAGAGTCCTTTCAGCTGATCTTTCAATTCGATTACGTTCTCTGCGTCAATTTCGATTCTAATCATTTCTTTGTCTCCTTCATTTGTGCTATAATAAATTAGTAAGTGTTTGTTTTTGCCGTTCGACTGTTCCAGCAGCCGGACGGCTTTTTACTTGTACCGACAATCAATTCAACTCACCGCCTTTCATTTCTTTCTGCGTATTGGTGCGACAACGCATACCAACTTGTCATTTTCGAAAATATAGAATACCGACGTTTTTGCAGTCAGATCTACTTTAATCTCCGCATCGTGATTGAAATATCCGAAATAGCTGTCATCGAGAAGATACGGATATTCACTGCCGTCCGGTTTTTCTAACACGCGCCCGCACGGCTTTTTTCCAATAACCATGCCTGTCGGCTGTAGAGTCGTAAGTACTGTATCCTCTTTCGGAATGAATTTGCACGCATCGAGTGCGGATAGAGATATCCCGACATGCTCCGCGAAGACATTTAGCTCTTTCGGTATGAAAAACAGACCGTAATTATCAAACGTAAGCATGTCTTTGTTGTCTGCAGATTTTGTAAACTGCCTGAGAACTACCCCTTTTCTTCCGCCTAAAATAGTTTTAAGCGCTTGTGAATAGATCTTTTTATAATTCATCTCTTGATATAAACCTCCTTGTGCTGCCTTCCGAACTGGATAGCGTCCTCATAACTTTCCATGAAAATATCGATACAATTATCTATGCCGCAGCGGTCGTTTACGACGTATTCCACGCCGTCAATAACGACGACTGTACCGAACGGCAGGAAGTTGCAAGCCACGCCGCCTACGTGGACAGTTTCGCCTGTCGCGGTGATAGTACCGCAGTCGCATGGCGTGTAAGCACTGCACTCCGTGATGAGCCATTCCGCATGCGCCGCGAAGGGCGCTAACAATGTGAATAAAATAGTTAATAGTCTTCTCCGCATTCATACATCTCCTCTCTGTAATTCATATCTTCAACAGCTGCCGTTAATGTCTCTAAGTGATTAGCTAACGTTTCAAAGAAATCCATAGCTGCAATCACTTTTTCTTTCCGATCACTAGACATGCTGTGTTCGAAGTTTTTAAGATATCCGCATAATATGAACTCCCCGCTACGGGCCACTTGTGCCACCATATTTACATCTTCGGTATCGACGTCTCCCCTACAGGCCATCTTTATTTCATCTCCTTTACTCGAATAACTAATTCCGTCCCCGGCTGAACATCACCGGGATTTTTTATGTGGTTTTCTTTCAGTGTGTTGTAGACCACTTCCCGAACGTCATCTTTACTGCTTGCGACTTTCGCGCAGGCGTCCCAGACACTCTCGCCGTTTCGGACGGTTACTTTGTACGGCACCGTCTTTTCCGGCGGCTGTACTGCGTAACCGGCCAAGAAGACGGCTGCTATGAAAGCTGTTAGAACTTTAGACATGACAGAGCCTCAATAACCGATATAATCATTGATATAAAAATCAATACGTACAATGCATTCATTGCTTTGTCAATCATGTTGAATCCTCCTTATCTCATTACCAGTTTTTCAATGTCGGCGAGTCTGTACCGCCTCGTCGGCAGAAGTGACTGCACCGGCCGGATGATATCTTTCTTCTCCAATCGCCAGAACGTCGACCGGGAAATTTTGAGCAGCCGTCGTGCTTCTTCTTTTGATAACAACGCGATTTCCATTTTGATCACCTCACTTCTTTTGTTCTTCTCTCCGTCGAGCCGTCCGGCTTAATAGTTGTCGAGCATAACACAGTTCACAATGGATATAACAATAACAACTTGTTGTTTGCGAGCAGCTCGATGGAGAGAAGAAATTAATGCGATTTTTTTTGCTTTACTCCGCACGCCTCTCTATAATTGTTTTAGAGAGGAGGTGAATGCGATGAATATTAGATCCTTAGTGGGCGCATTAGCAGTTACTACGCAGGCCGGAGATCTCACTCAGAGTCAATTAATTCTGTTAACGGCTACTGGTACTATTTTCGGTACGCCTGTTTTTAGCGACGATCCGGTGACACCTGATACAGAAGCACCCAGAGCTTTTCTACGTGCGTGTTTCGGTAAGTCCGAATCTACGCAGCCAAAGAAGCACGTTCTATGCGGGAGCGAGCCTTTCTTTTTACTGCAAAACGCCACAGTTGTAATCGGGAATGAGCCTACCAAGCTCCCGTTTTTGTTTGTCCGCTATGATTCTGTTCTTGCATGTACTGTCGGATCAATCGACTACAAGTAAGAAGATTAATAGTTGTACGAACCTTCAGAGCTCCGTTGCTGCGGGGCTCTTTTTCTGTGAGTTTCTTAAACTCTTCAACAGTGCATTCGATCTTCATTTTCTTTTTCGCCTCACTTTCTGGAAAACCATTAGTGTCTTTTTAGGATACTATTTCGTCAAAAAAAATAGCGTCTATTTCTTCAGGCTTTAATTTATACCTATCTTTTATGAAAAGTATTTCTGCCTGTCGAAAATCTGCCCCACCGTTGATTTTTAGATTTAATCGGGATAGGCTTATCCCTAAGGCATTTGCTAAATCTTTTTGGCTATCTCCGTATTTTACCATTTCGGCCCTCATCAATGGCTTATTCATTTTTTCACCCCGCTTTCTTTAAGTATCTCCTTAGGATACCTTGATTGTATATCCGTTTCTGCGTCTTGTCAAGATATTTTTTCTTGTTTTAAAAAAAATATATGGTATAATCAAGATACGAAAAAGGCGGTGACACACATGGAATTTAAAGATATCCTTTATACTTTAAGAAAAAAGAATAAGCTAACACAGCAGGAAGTTGCAGAATATGTAGGGTTGCAAAAAGCAGCTATAAGATCGGAAGAG